CCATATCATTTCAAAGCGGCTCGAATGGCGGAATTTATCGAAAAACATTTTAAAGAAATGGAGTGGTGATATGTATGTGTTAACTGCATTGCTGTGGATTTGTATAGCTTTACTTGTAATAACGGTTCTGTGGGGTATCGGTGAATGGAAGCACGATCCAGTAGAATTTTTCGAACCAGAAAAGAAGATTGAGTATGATGTACCAATTTTTACAACTAAGAAACCTAGTGTGTGGGATAAGTTGCTGGATTGGTTTGAGTAGGAGGGGCGAGTTCGTTGAATTTAATAAAAAAGCCGACCACCGCAAGTAGTCGACTAAAGAAAAACATTATTGATTGAATTATAACACACGAAAGTGAGTGATCCCATGAAAATAGCAGTGGAAATACCAGACAACGTGATAGACGAGTTAGTAGATTTATCAAATTACCAACATATAAATTTTAACGATTTATTGGTTGACTTGCTGAACAACGAACTAGAACTAAAACACGAGGCGGACAGCGAACAATAGAATGGAGTGAATAAATTGACAATCACAATCACGAGTCAAGATATTTCGAAACGAACTAAAGAAATCTTTTCTGAATTGGTTAGCGAAGAATTAGCAACCGAGGCAGCTGCTAAGGTAACTGCAGTTGTTGAGGGATTCGACCCAGACCAATTTAAGCAAAATTTGATTACATTACTTATCCAGAACACACTGAATGAAACTTTCGATGAGTTAGGAATTGATGCTGAAGCAAACTTGGTGAAGGGGGATGAGTAATGATGACTAACGATTTATCACCATTGACGTTACCTGATTATTCAATCGAATATACCCCGACCAAAATCACGATTAAGAATTTTGATTCTCTCTCTCAAGCCGTGGACGACTATGCCAGCCGTTACACAAACTATGTCGTCTCAAGTGCCAACGAAAAGGACGCAAAGGATGTTAGAGCCGAACTACGTAAGTTATCAACGGCGCTCGATGAAAAGCGTAAAGAAATCAAGAAAGACTACAACAAGCCATTAGATGAATTCACCGGCAACATTAAAGCCCTTCAAGCCCGATTAGGTGAATCAATTAGCCCTATTGATGCAGCACTCAAGGAACTTGAAGCTAATGAACGTGAAGCACGGCGAGTGGCTGTGCAAGCTCTAATTGTGGAAATGGCACCCAACTATGAGGTTCATCCGGAAGATATTGAAATTGATTCAACCTGGACCAATAAATCAACCACCAAGAAAAAAATTGTCGAAGGTATTGCGGTTGAAATGAAGCGAGTTAAAGAAGTGCGCGATAAACTCGCTACCGATACGAACACAATCACAAAATACGCTGAAGCAAAGCGCATTCCGGTTGACGGATTCGTTGATCAGTTAGCCAATGGACAAGAAGTCGACTACCTAATTCAAAGTATTGATAATGCTGCTAACCGAAAAGTTCAACAACAAAAAGAGCTCGAAGCTAAGACAGCCGAAGAACAAACGCATCAAAAGCAGCAAGGTGATGCGGTCATTGACACTGATACCGGAGAAGTGGTTTCTCGGGAAGTTATTTTAAAGATTACCGCAACAATTCCACAAATGACCTTGCTTAAGAATTTCATGGATGCCAATGGAATCAGTTATCAGAGAGCGGGTGTCTAAATGGAAATCAAACATGCGACTGATATTAAGCGAAATAAGGATTTTGCAGCATTGATTTTTGCCCAGCCAGGCGCCGGAAAGACATCCACATTGAAGTATCTACCAGGTAAAACACTGGTCATTGATGTTGATCGTACAACGAACGTTTTATCTGGAGTACCAAATATTGATGTTGTTGAGCTGGATATTCAACATCCTGCTAAGGAGACCAAAACGTTACTAAAAGATATCCATGATAATTATTTGGATAAGTACGATAACGTGGCTTTTGACAATCTAAGCGAATTTGAACAGGCATGGTTTAGTGAGAAAGCTAGTCTTTCAAGAGCTAAGAGTGGTGAGGAAATGGGCGTCCCACAGATGAACAACTATAACCAGTACACCTATTACATTACCGATATGATTCGCTACATCAATTCGTGGCCGAATATCAATAAGATTTACACGGCATGGGAAGACACACGTGAAATCGTGACGCCTGAGGGACAAACCTACAATCAATTTGTGCCGCAAATTCGAGAAAAGGTTTTGACCAATATTATGGGATTGATGAATATCGTTGGTCGATTGGTAATTTCGGATAAAACCGGCCAGCGGGGATTCATTATAAAACCATCAAATGCGATTTTTGCTAAGAACCAACTCGACAATCGAGAGTTTGCGTTACAGGCGGACATATTTACCAAGATTGGTGGTGATGTGAATGTATCAACTCCACCAGTATCAAAAGGATCTGGTAAGCAAAGCCCGTCAAGCACTGACCAAGGGAAGCAAAGCAGTTCTGCTGCAAAGCCCAGCGGGAAGCGGTAAAAGTGTCATAATCGCCGAAATAGCTCGATTAGCAGTAAACAAAGGCGGTCAAGTGATGTTCATGGTTCACCGAAAAGAATTATTAGAACAAATTACCAATTCCTTTACGGAAAATTCAGTTGTTTTATCTAAATGCACGATCATGACGGTGGGCAGAATTGTGAATCGATTGGATAAATTACCTAAACCGACATTGATAATTACAGATGAGACACACCATTCACTTGCTAAGACCTATCAAACCATCTACGACTATTATGCTAACGTACCAAGGCTAGGCTTCAGTGCCACGCCGTGGAGATTAAACGGCAGGGGTTTGCATGATGTTTACGATGCAATGATTGAAGGACCATCAGTTGATTGGTTGATAGAACATCAATATCTTGCACCATACAAGTATTATTCAATCAAGCTAGTTGATGATAGCAAGTTGAAGAAATCAAGCACCGGTGATTACACCAACAACTCAGTTAATGAGGCGGTCGGAAAAACGATTTTTGGGGATGTTATTGAGACTTATCAGAACAAAACGGCAGGGCAACAAGCGATTGTATATGCCCACAGTGTTGAATACAGCAAGCTAGTTGCCAATGCGTTTAATGATGCCGGCATTACTGCTAGACATGCCGACGCGAAGACTCCCGCAGCAGAGAGAGACCAGATCATGAGTAATTTTAAAACTGGCAAGTTAAAAGTGTTGTGCAATGTGGATTTAATCAGTGAGGGCTTCAATGTTCCGGACTGTTCAACAGTTATTATGTTGCGCCCGACAGAGTCACTTGTATTATACATTCAACAATCAATGCGCTGTATGCGATACCAACCAGGCAAGGTGGCAACCATTATTGATCACGTAGCCAATTACACTCGTTTCGGTTTGCCAGACGATGACCGGCAATGGTCGTTAGATGACCGTAAGAAGAAAAAGAATACTAACGCCGAAAACGGCCCCGCGATTACACAATGCAAATTCTGTTACGCAGTTATTCCAGCGGGCTTAACTGTCTGTCCCATCTGTGGGCAAGAAATTGAACATGAAGCTAGTGAAATTGAAACAGACAACACGGTTGTATTGGAAGAAATCCATGGAAAATTAGAAATGAAGACCGAATATGACACGGTTCGATATGGGCACATGCAACCCAGCGAAGCACAAACAATGGAAGATTTACAAGGAATTGCCAAAGCTCGGGGTTATAAACCAGGGTGGACATTCTATCAGGCAAAAGCAAAAGGATTTATTAAAAATTAGGAGGAAATTATAATGGCAGATTTTTTAAACACAGATTATTCAAACAATACGGGCGGCAGCTTTGAAGCTGTCCCAGAAGGCAACTACGAAATGATTATTAATAATGCAAAGGAAGATGCAACTAAGAGCGGCGCCGAAACTTTACAGATTGATTTATTGGTACGAAACGATTTAGACGGTGTGCCGGACTTAGCGGCAACCAATAAAAAATACCATAACCGTCACGTATTCGTTGATAACTGGAAACGTAAAGCCACTAACCAATATGATATGCAAGGCTTTCAGTACATCTTACAGGCTGCAAAAGTTCCCGAAGGCACCCTGATTCATACAGTGGACGACTTTATCAAATTAATTACTGGTGTACCAGTACAAGTATTCGTAAAGCAGGAGCTCAACAAGTATAACGGCAATGAGACGCTTGTTAATCGAGTAGCGCCATGGAATTTCAGTGAAACCAAGTTTCCAGAAGTTCAGCACACATATAAAGACGGCAATAGTAAACCAGTAACACAGGCCAATAGTACTGACCCGTTTGCTAACAGCAGTGAACCAATCGAAATTTCAGATGATGACATCCCGTTCTAATAAAATAAATTAATTAACTTGGAGGAAAAATATGTATGAGGAAATACCGAACGAACTCAAGTCCTTAGCGACTTGGGGGCTGTACAAGCTAATTTGGAAAGAAGAGCGTAAGAAGTATACAAAGATTCCAATCGACCCCCACACAGGACGAGAGGGACGCTCAAATGACCCAAAAACATGGTCAGACTTTAATACGGCATTACAGGCCATGACTGATTTGGGAATGGACGGCTTAGGATTTTATTTTCAGCCACCATACGTTGGTATCGACGTTGACCATGTTGCTGAAGATATTGAGCGTATGAAGGTTGGCGACGTTGAAGATAACATTGTTCACGATTTCATGAGCAATACGACTTCTTACACTGAAACTAGTATTTCTGGGACTGGCATCCACATTATTGTGAAGGGCACAATTCCGGGCGACAGGCGGCGTAAAGGCAACGTTGAAATGTACACCAAAGGGCGATTTTTCGCCATGACAGGTAACAGAATTGGTGGTTATCAAGATGTCAATACACCGAATCAGAAACATTTTAAGGATCTATACAACCGTTATTTAAAGCCAGACGGTAAAGTTGTCCCGTTTACCAGCAATCAGGCACCCCAAATTAATGATTTATCCGAGGCGGAAATCATCAGTCGAGCAGAGAGTTCTAAGAGTGGTCAGCGCTTTAAGGTTTTCATGAATGGCGGTTGGGAACAATTTTATACTAGTCAATCTGAAGCGGATTTAGCATTTGCCAACGATTTAGCTTTCTGGACCGGAAGAGATTATTCAAAAATGGATAGCATTTACCGTCAATCCAATTTGATGCGGGAAAAGTGGGACGAAAAACACGGGAAAACCACCTATGGAATGGCAACTTTAAATAAAGCGATTAACGAAACTCGTGATGTGTTTAATGTTCGGAAACCGCCGTTAAATTACACCTTTGATTTCGCTAAGGATGATAAAAAGCAGAAAAAGATCCCGCCTCGCAGTTGGGATGATACGGGTAACACGGATCGCTTTATTGATAAATTTGGTGAACGAGTTAGGTATTCGTTTATTGATAAAAACTGGTATATATACAACGGCAGTTATTGGGAAGTTGATGACCGTGGAACCGTCCACACACTGATAGATGAGATGGTAAATGGTATGAAAGATGAAAAAATCGTAGTGCCGAAAGGAATGGATCCCGACGAAGCTGATGCAGCGTTTAAAAAACACATTAAACGCTCTCGCTCCAACAATGGCAAGAAAGCCGTTATTGATGAATTAAAACATCGTGTGCCAGTGCTTCATAGTGAGTTTGATAGCGACCAAACGTTGTTGAATACGGCGAATGGTTATGTGGATCTAACCAGTGGCATCCTCCACGATCATGATATTCAAAAGATGTTTAGCCGACAGGCTAATGTTGAATATACCGATACAATTGACGCACCTGAATGGCAACGGTTTTTGGAACAGATTTTTAATCGAGATACTGAGTTGATTGATTATATCCAGAAAGCAGTGGGATATTCGTTGACCGGCTCCACGAAAGAGCAAATTATGTTCATTCTCTATGGTAATGGTCGGAACGGTAAATCAATCTTCATTGATACAATTTCGGACGCATTGGGAACCTATGCCCGGTCAATGCAAGCTGATTCAATTATGGTCAAGCAGTCTAAGGCTTCGGCCAATTCCGATATCGCCAGACTAGAGGGTGCACGATTAGTAACTTCAAGCGAGCCTAACGATGGGTTGCGACTTGACGAAGGGTTAGTTAAGCAACTGACTGGTGGTGACACCGTCACGGCGCGTTATCTATACGGGAAAGAGTTTGAGTTCAAGCCGGAATTCAAACTGTGGTTGGCAACTAACCACAAGCCGATTATTCGTGGGACTGATGATGGTATCTGGCGTCGATTGATGTTAATACCATTCGCCGTTAAAATTCCGGACAATAAAGTCGATAAGGATCTCAAATATAAGTTACAACGTGAAGAGGTTGGCATTTTAAACTGGGCTGTTGAGGGCGCGCTTAAGTGGCAACGCGAGGGATTGGAAGCGCCTGATAGTGTGAGACGAGCAAGTGAGGATTATCGAAACGAGATGGACGTTACTTCCGAGTTTCTCGAAGAGTGTTGCACAGTGGGCACTCATGAAATGGCACGGGCAAATCAGTTGTACCAGCGGTATAAACATTGGGCTAGTGAAAACAACCAGTATTTGATGAACTCAACTAAGTTTGGCAAAGAACTAGGTCAGAAATTCGAAAAGAAGCACGATATGCAGGGAACGTATTACATTGGCGTTTCGATTAACGAATTTCATGAACAATTCGGTATGACGACAAATTATCCAAAATAACATGACGGGTTATGACGGGTTATGACGGGTTGAAAATAACCCGTCAGCCGTTGGGGCTGTAGCGATATGACTACTATGACTAGTTTTTTCTATAAATAATATAATAAAAAAATAAATATGTATATATAGAAGAAATGTTGGAAAGTGCCGTCATACCCATCATACTCATCATATCCATTGGGAGAGTAAGAATTTAGAGTATGACGACCCGGAAAATACCCGTCATACCCCATCATAAAAAGGAGCGATTTAAATGGTAACCGTAATCGATAAGCAACTATATCTGATTTACAAAATGTTCAACGAACGGATTAAGGGCAACGAAACCGAAGATGTGATTGATTTTGTCACTACCGCTGCTGAGCGATATGACGCGGAAGATCTAGCAGATACGGTTGATTTTGGCAAGCTTATTAAAGCCATTATTGATGGCGAGAGTGTTGAATTGCAAGAGATTAAGTATAGGGTGCCAATGCCGAGGATAAGAGCGGACAACGGATTACAAATGTATCTGTATAGTTTCTATGAAGGAGGCCTTGGTATATATACCTTAGATAGCGGTACTCCAAGCAGTTTTATTTTTACCATGGACGAGATTCCCGAAGAATATCGGCAATGGGCTGAGGAGGTAAAGGAATGATGCTATATTCTCTCAGAAAATCAGTATTCGACTGCCCCTATTCTTTAATTTTAATTCGGGCTGCGGTCACTAGAGAAAGAGAGCTATATGATGGATAACTCGTGGTGATAGGCGAACAGCGATGATGAAAGTTAAAGGCAGCCACAGGAATATTGAGGTGGCACCGAGTGATGTTGAGATTGGGAGGGCGAATGATGGTATCAAAATTTAGAGC